ATAAATAAGTTCCATACAGTACCAATATCGCATCTATAAACTGTTCCTTGTCATTTACTCTGTCTGCCATCAGATTATTATATGCATCAATAAGTCCTATCTGCTGCTCAAAATCTCCAATATTTTCCTTGTTATTCTGGTATTCGTTAATTGGCATCATATTGAAGTTATGTAATATAGGTTCTTCGGTTACAGTCTGATTAATGGTTGTATTGTTTTCAATATTCAGAACATATATATAATGTTCTGTGCACACAGTTGCATACCAATACCCAATGTCGTTGACATCATCTTTTCGCAGATAATAATAGACACCAAAGAGTTCGTTCTGCTCTATGGTGTCATCATATACTATAAATGTCTGTTCAGGCTCAAGTGTTTTTGTCTGTAAAACTGTATCTCCCTCTTTAGCATATACATATTCATATGCTACTCCATATATTGACATATCTAAGGCTAAATCACTATCTGTATCATCTACATTTGCTTTATCAAACGCCACAAGCAATTGTTCTATATCAGCATCACCTGTGTTTTTATAAGTTATTGCATTACCCATAAAGTACCCTGTTGCTGTATCTGATATATCTTTTGCGTGATTACATACTGTTTTAAAATTAGGGGCGTTCTTATCACGTTCTCTTTCACATATAGAATGTTTTCCGTCATAATACCTCTTATTTTTATTAAGTCGTTCTATAAATGCCTGGTGCTTTAATATCAGTTTTAATATTAAGTTTTTATCTAATGATGTTTCATCATATTTTTCTCTTGGATATGTAAATTTATAACTCATATATTAAATAAATCCTTTCTTAGATTTACTACTAATGCGTGCAACTCTGTGTTCCATATCATCTTCAAGCGCATATCTTGTAGCATCTATTGTATGATTATCTTTATCTTCTAACTTTGCTCTTGGGTTGCCATCTCTGTCTGTTTCATAATCAATGCTTTCAAATTCTCTTGCTACATTCGGTGTTCTACTTGGATCTATGACTATTTCATTGAGTTCATCAAGCCAATTTTCTCCAAACTCCACACTTCCCGGACCTTTTTTAGCACCTCTAAACCTGCAACCATATTGACTATTCATTTCTGATATGCTCTTAGGTTCTGCACTATCTGCTGTAGTAATTAATGTATGATATCCTTTACAATGCATTTTCTCTGATAATTGGCTGTTAAACATCTTCACACCATAGATTTCATCAATAAATATAATCTTTTTGCGTGTCTTATCATACTGTAATCTTACAAATGCCAAAGGGTCGGTTGCATATCCCCAGTCAGTTCCTTGCCTTATGTTATCAAATGCTCTTACTTCCTCATCTGTTATCTTTCTAAATACCAGATTACTAAATGGAACAACTCCTGAACCAATAGGTTCTCCTAAAAATATCCATTTATATTTATATGGTTCTTTTCTTTGCATTTCTTCGGCTTCTATGATACTTTCCTTGGAAATATGCGGATTGTCCTTGTAGATACTGTGATGTATATAAGTATTTGCTGGTATAACTGCGGTATTATATTTTTTATTAACCCAGGATTGCTTTCTTTTTGGTGGATTATATGAATAATAAAAAGAGTAGAACAAGCCTTTCGGAAGTTCTGCTCTTAATACTGACTGCTCTATAGTTGTTACTTCATTTTCCGTCTTAAATTCTGCCAATTCTTCTATCCATAAATCTGCTACCGGAAATCTTGAAACCTTTAATGACTTTATCTTGTTTGGATCATCTGCACCTCTAAATATTATTTTATTACCTCTGGGTTTATATATAATCTGCAAAGGTGACACCTTATATTCAAAATAATTTCCAACACCTAATATGTCTATACATTCTTTTAACTGCTCATATACTGACTCTGAAAGTGTATTTCCAACTTTTCTTACCACCAATGCAGTTATTGGATACTTCATTATATCCATTATTATTCTAAAACCTATATGTGTTGACTTAGCGGAATTTCTTCCACCTTTTAGTACATATTTTAAATATTTATGTTCTTTGGAATTTCGCCAAAAGTCCTTGAAATTATCATTAATTATTTCTGATATTCTTATCATACATCATCAACGATTGTAACACCGATATCTCCTTCCAGCTCAACTTTTTCACTAAATAGTCCATATCTTTTACCAAGTAGTTCAGCAGCTTTCAGCCTATCCTTTTCATCCGGTGCTTTACTCATTCTTCTTGCATCAGAACAACCATCACCAGTTCCTTCAATGACAACAATTTCTGACTGTGATTCACCACGCAAAACAGATGTCAGATATTCCATGACTTCTTTTGCATCAGCAACCTTTTCTGAACTAATTTTTTCAAGTTGTTCATCAATATATGCTTTGACCTTAACATTTCTTAACAATCTTGAAGCACCTGACATTGCCGCACTTTCGGATTTCACATTTGGATATGCTGCTTTATATGCTTTGGTTGCATTTAAGTCAATCAAATATTCATCACAAAACTTTTTCTGCTTATCAGTCATCTGCCTGTCACCTGCCTTTTGTATATACTAAAAAAGGAAGCCTATAAGCTTCCTTTTGCAATATTTAATACTTCATAAGTTCATTTATTGCCGTATAAAATCTTTTTAACAATAACAACATATTTATCAGCAATACAAAAATTAAATAATAAATAAAAAAGTCGATAATTACTAATTTATTTTTCAAACAACTATTAATAAATGTTATAATAAGTATAAAAATACTTATTATAATTTCAAATGAGTCTGCGTAAAATATGGAATCAGTCAAATCACTAAGTTTCTTTCTTACTGATGCACTACATTCTTTTCCATTATCATTTGCACTTTTTTTCATAATAGTTTCTTTTATTGTTAATATTATTCCTAAGGCTGAAAAAAACAAAGCCGTTAATATAGTTATTACTAAAAATATATTTTCATAAATTTTATCTGTTAATTCTATATATTTTCCAGTATATAAAGCTAACAAGAATGGCAAGACTATTGATATATATATAGCAGATTTAACATAACCATCTTCATTCTTAAATATTCTAAAATAATGTTTAATTATTCCCAATATATAGAAAAAACTATTTTTTTTAATCAGCCCTAACACCAACGATATCATAATTATAAGACCTAACACATATTGAATGTTTATAAATTTCAATATTATCACTCATTTCTATTGTTTATACTTGTTAATATGCTACTTTTTATATTATCTATCCTTACTATATTTCCCATTTCTATTAAATAATCTATTTCATTCTCTAACAAAACTCTAATTACTGTGTCTTTAGTTGGATTTCCACCTATGCATTGTACCTTATCAGTAATATCTTCCGACACAACTACTCTGTCTATATTTTTTAGGCTTATAATCTTATCTTTTCCACCAACTTTAATATCAATCTTAACATCATCAATATCACAATATGGCATTTCTACTACTCTGTCATAACTTAATTTTCCTTCAATACAATCGTGAATTTTATCAATTATGCCTCTTTTAAATCCATCTCCACTTGATATCTTAATTTCGAATTTTGTATTTTTCTTACCTTGATTAACTCCATATTTATCGGCTTCATCTTTTGGTATTCTATTTCTCAATAATCTAATATTTTTTATTATACCTTTTTCAATATATTTTTTCAAATAATATTTAGGATATATAGCACTAAATAAGATTTTAGAATAATTATATGTACTTGAAACGTATTTATTAAGTTCTCTCTCTAACAAGCCTTTTATTCCATAGCCACTCACAGTCTGTAATACAATAATTGTTTCATCACAATCATCTTTTGACAAACCTACTAAAAAATCAAATGGTTTTAAACCTGCTTCTTCAGGTGTTTGTTTATATTTTAAATCACCTTTTTTGTTAACTATGTCTGTTTCAACTCCATATTTTCCTGATTTAATTCTTCCATATAGATAAGTTTGATATTCATTATCATTTTCATCTTTTTGAACAACTTCTTCCCAATCAACTACCTTATAAAGTTCTTCTTTTATATTATCATCCGTAATTTCGCCACTTTTTTCCATAAGAAATTCTTTAATTACATCTATAATACTTTTATTGTCCGTAATTCTATTAAGTGTTGCTTTTTTTCCTTTTTCATCATATGCTCTTAAAGCATAAATATTCATTCCAATTATTGCCATAATAAATGCCCCCTAAGCGTTTTCTTTTATAATATTCCTTTTTATGTCAAATTTCAACAATGATGTTTCGACAAAATTCGACAAAGTAAAATGACACCAGTTAGGGGGTTCTGGTGTCATTTTTAGAATTAATTTTTATATTAATTCACTCTACAATAATATCACACTTTAAGGTGCTATTTGGTGCTAAGATTTATTTTTTCAAAATCCATTAATGCATTACCATGCATATGTTTTATTCTATCGTACGAATAATGCATGTCTTTTGCTATCTGTCCTAACGACTTACATTCGACATATCTTTTGTACAACAGAATAATATAATCTGAATTATTAAGATTATGTATCTCTCCGGTAATCTTGTCTTTCATCTTCTGAAGCATAAATATGTTTTCAGTTATTTCACTTTCTAAAGAAACATATCGAATAATTCTGTCTTCTATCTGCCCTCCAAGATTTGATGTCTGTACTCTCTCTTTTGAATAATCAAAACCTCCGCTGCATAAGGCTAAGTCTCTGTATTCTTTAGCTCTCTGCTTCTTCTGTTCGATTTTTACACTTAATATCTCTATCTGCATCAAATATTCTTTCGCTTTCACTCTTCCACCTCCTGTTCCATCTTCTATATGCTTCAGCCTCAACATCTTCCTTTACAGCATAAGGAATTGTCAAATTTGTAACTGTTCCACCTCTTGCATGACAAGAATTACATCTTATTGATGCCACGTAGGCTTTATGACCTCTGTATCTAGTTGCTTTCTTTTCTAATTTTAGCTTTGTACTTCCGCAGAACGGACATGATTTTAATTCACTCATTCTTTCCACCTGCCTTTAACTGTTCTGCAATATTCATTAATTTATTCAAATCATCTTGATTGTATTGTTCATGTTTCCAACACCATATTTCAACTAATTTCGCAAAATCATCAATTGCTTTGTTATAGCCATTTTCAAACTCTTCCGAAAGATAAGAGCAATATGTGTCGCATATAGGGCATATATCAGTGTTCCGCTTATATGATTTCAGTTCTTCCAACCACTCTGCAAGCTGTTCGTGTTCATATTCACATTCTTTACAACACTTTTCAATATTTTCGCAATTTCTCCAACAATCACTATGTTCGTCTGCTACATATCTTGCTTGTTGTATTGCTTCGTCAATCGTCATATCAATCACTCTCCATTTCCTTTAACTCTTTTAACTTCGGTTCAAATGCCTTTGGTAATTTCATCCACGCAATAACTTTATCTGTGATAGTTGAATATGAATAATCCCCAAAGTAATCACACACTTCATACCAACCTTGCGGAATCCAATATGAATCATCCTCTTCTGAATATTCCCAATCATCAAGAACACCATCACACATATTCCATCCCATATCTTCAACAGTACAATGATGATATGGAAAGTACACCGCTTTGATTACCCTTTTATAAAGTTTTCCGTCATATCCTATGTATTCTACTGTTACTAAAACTTCATCTGAACAATTTTTATTCTTACATTTTGGTACTGTATTTTTATTCCATTGAGCCATTTTCTTCACCTCTCAATTCTTTCAACTTTTCTTCTGCTTCGGCTTTTGTGAGGAATACCTTATTACCAATATCTTCTGCATAATAAATTATACTTGGCTGTTTACACAAAAAATCATCGGAACAACAAATTTTCTTTCTGATACAATTTCCAACAATTTTAAATCTGTATTCAACAACCCGAAGTGGGATTACAGGCTTCATCGCTCCTATATTTATTCGATACACAACATCTCCCACCTTGCAAGGCAACTTGATAAGTCTGCCTTGTTCCTCTAAGTCCTCATATCTAGCTAATTTATCAACAATTTTCTCAAAATTGATATCTGAATATTCATCTAATGCTAAATCAACGGGATTTATACTCTCGTAACACTCACCTGTAAATATAGTTAATCTATCCATCTATTTCTCTCCTTTCAACTGTTCTGTTGCTAATTTAAAAGCCAACATATACAAATCTAATATTCCAGTTTCTTTTCTTCCTATGTAACTAGATATTTCCCAAAAATCATCTATATATTTTGATACAGCATCATAGCCTTTTGAACCTATACCGTTTTCTATCGTGAAATCTTCTAGTACATCATCAAAAAAATCGTCCAGCTTATCTTCGTCTGTTTCAAAGTCACATCTATCATCATAAAGCACATCATCTAGCACACCATATTCTTCTAAATATTCTTTTAGTTCTTCTTTAGCTTTATCTTCACTATAAACATATATAGCTCTGCTGTGACAATTGATTTTCTGTTCAAAATATCCAATATCATTCACAAAATCAGAAAATTTTTCATATGTCATATTTTTGTAATTTGTAGCTGTCAGTTCGCCTAAATCACCTGATATATGTAATCTGTAATAATCTTCCTCAAAAAGAAACCTTATGCGATAGATTGAGCTGCCTGGTTCTTTAAAATCTAATATTTTAATATTTCCATAATCTGTTAATGTTGCTACATGATTTTTAAAACGTTCCTTCAGTCTTTCTAAATTCATCTCTATTCCTCGCTTCCAATCTTAAAGTTATTGCCTTCTGAATATTTTTTTATCCTGTCTTTTTATGCTTCATATCATCTTTATGTATATACTGTATCATTTTCTTGCTAAATAAATTCACAAACTCCCGTACTTCTGGTGTCATATCACTATTGCGATAACCTCGGCACTGCTCTACGTGATCATTTTTCCATTCAAGGGTGTAATATGATTTATCAGGTATTTCTTGCTGCCTTATAAAAAATATAGTTGTTTCTCCCTTGATTACTTTATCTTTATAAGTACCTACACAATGATGAAGTTGTTCGCCTTCCTTACTCAGTTCATTTAAGTTGTGTGGCAATCTAATAAATAAACTATTCATTTTAATATTCAGAGGACTATCATCTGTTATCTCTTTTTTCATCTTCCTTAACATTGCATTAAACTTTATAACTTTTTCTTTTAGTAGTTTATTCTGTCTTGCAATGTATTCGCCTGATTTTTCATCATGTGCTTTCATAAAGTCCTTTGGGTATAAATTAAATTCATTTCTCATATCATAGCCTAACTCTTCTAACCATTTGATATAATCAAAATAATCACTTATCATCATATCTTCGGTCTTTTTTGTGAAGTATTTCTTTAACTTATACAATGTAGAAAATCTCATAAATTTTACATAGCTTTTATATTGCTCTGTTTGTCCGCACACAGTTCTTATTTCAGTAAAATCTTTTTCTGAAATATCTTTATTATGTATCTGTCTGTAATACCTCATTATTTCGATATCCCTGTAACAAACATTCTTCTGTTTCCTCAGTATCTTAAAATCACTTTTTTTAATATCCAATGTCTGACAAATTGTTTTGCCTCCGGTTATTACATTTTTTAATCGATATTCATTCATAAGTTCATGTGCAAGCTTCACGAAACCGCACTTAACTATCTGCTCTATCCATTTATTCTTACGGTAGAAATTAAGATATTGGTCAATAATCCATGCAAATTTAAAAGTATTACTATTACTAATATTTATTAAATATTGACCTATACTGCTATACTTCATACAAGTTCCTGCTAATGTATTGTCCAAATCTTTGTTATATATTGTAATGCTTCTTGGCAGTACAAGTTCTGATGGAGACCAATATCCTCCATATCCTCCGTCTCTCTGATATATCCATCTTCTATTGCCAGTTCTCTTATATTCTCCATACTCGTAGTCCTTAGAACCTTCATCTGTATGGACTGTTCTGAACTCTTCCCTTGTGTCATAACTTGCATTTTTATAATCTTCTTTAAAGTCCTTGATATGTCTGAAATATCTTACAAGTACATCTGTATTACTTTTCTGTACAATAACACTCCATCTTATCTTAGTAAGCGGATTTCTGCTCATATTTATGCTCCTGGCAGATTCTTCCGTCTTGCAATACGGACATATAGCTAATTCATTATGTTTAATCTTATGTCCGTTGTTATGAATTCCATTACTGTCTGATAAATAACCATCTTCATCAATATCGATTTCATTTTTACATTTTGAACAATATGCTTTTCTCTTTGCCCTGCTATAAAATATGTAGTTATCATCTGCAAATAATTCATCTTCTATGAATTTCTGATAATCGTCTGGTAATTTTCCAAATTTACTCATCTGTTCATCTATAACATCAGTTTCTTTTTTGTGTTTTGCCTTAAGACGATTTTTTAATATACTTTCCTGATACTCTGCTACAATATCCAGTGCTAAATCATTCTTAACTGTTTTTCCGGTAAATTCAGCTATTGAATTCTTTATAACATTTTCTCCACTTGCTATGACTACATTAGTGGTTGACCACCAGCATCTAGGATAACCACTCCAACCATTACAAAGATATGATATTGTACCTGTTTTCCATTTAGTTTTTTCCGTAGTCAGATCCTGTGTGATATAATCATCTTTTATTATAAATGTTCTAAACTCAGGACAAATTTCAATCTTTTTTGTAACTCTGAAGAAATTTATGATAAGTATCTCATCTCTTCTTTCAGCATCTGCTATATATACAGGATTAATGTCTTTGATTAATTCATAATATGATTCCTTCTTTTCAGGTCTCTCTATGCTTCTTAATTTCTTTTTATCCATATCTGACACCTCACACGCTTAAGAACGAAAATATATCCATCTGTCCTTCAAGCTGCTTATCCTCTTTGATGTGTTTGTCCTGTTTGGTGTGATTTGATTTTGATATATCTCCATTATTATCTAATGAATCTGAATGCGTTGTAACGATATTTCTCATTGCCTGCGTTTTATTTTCCGTTACCTTATCATCTTTATTTTCATCTGTTCCTGATTTATTATTATCATCATTCTTTTTGTTCTCTTTTGCTTCCAGCTCCTTAATGTCAGCCTTTTTATCCGCATTGACTTCCACTTTATCCTCCGCTTTGCGATAATAGTCTTCTGCCCATTCATATACGGTTTCATCTTTTACCGCTATCATTTTTTGTCCTTTAGCTGCATTTTTAGCTTTGTCTGTTATATAATCAAGACATTTTTCAAGTCCCTTGCTCTTCTGCATAATATCCTGTGCCAATGACTCCGATTCTGCTACTCTTCTAATAAGGCTTTCAGTAATTGGATTAGCAAATGCCTTATTTTTTGATTTGTTTTTCTCATTCGTTAATTTCTCTATTGCCTGTTGAATTATTGATTCCATTTTTTTCGCCTGCTTTCTTTTACTGTTCTATTGCCATTTCAGCTTTCTTCCGGTAATAATATCTTCTGCAATATTCTGCATTCTTTCCTGATGCAACCTTTCTTTTTCTCTTTCTCTGCTCGTTTTCAATACCTTTTTCAGAATGTCTGTATTTTTCCTGTGCATCTGTGAAATTCTGTGATTTCGAATATTTTCTAAGCATTTCCTGTCCTTTCGGTGAATGCCTGTATTTTCTCTGTGACTGTCTAAATTTATCCGTCTGCTGATATTTTGACTTGCTTTTCTGTCCTTTGTCACTATGGTTGTATCTGTATTGGCTTTTCTGCCTTGCAGTAACTTGTCTCGCGATTCTGATTGCAGCATCAATTTCATCCTGCATTGCTCTTTCATCTTCTGTAACCACTATGTCATCATATTCTTCATATCCATCTGTCATTTGTCCGCCTCCTTTGCTCTTTATTGCTCTAATAATTCCTTTTCCAATTCGTCATAATCATATTTTCTCTGGGTAAAATTATTAAACTGATTATTGCTGCTTGTACCTCTGCCGGTTTCATATCTCTTTTTATTACTTTCAGCCTGCCGGTTTTCATCTTCCTCAACTGCTTTGATTGCCCATTTGCGTATTACAAGCAAATGATTTTTATAAGACTTGCCTGTCTGCTCTATATATTCATCTAACTTCTTAATCACAGCTTCAAATTTATCTGTTCCTAACTCTTCAACAAGTTTATCTATATCTTTCTGCAAGAGATGGACGTGAGAAAACTCACCAAGTTTTCTCTTATACTCTCTTTTATTATTAACTTCTTTATATTCTTTATTTCTTTCTCTTGTTGTTAATAGCTTGTTAATAGCTTGTGACTTGCTTGTTAATTCCTTGTCATTTACCTTGTTATCACTTTGGTACTTATCATAGTTTTTTACTGTGACTACGCTATATTTACCTTGTGATTTGCTTGTGATTTCGCCTGTGCTTTTTAAATGCTTAAAAGCTGTCCTGATTTCGTTAATTGTGAGTGACAACTCACGTTCTAGTGTTGCATATGAGGTTACAAAAGATCCTCTCTTTATTATTTGTCCTTTAAAATTGCAGTCCTTATAGTTGGCTTTTAATAAACAATGTATAAATAAACTTTTTGTATGCTCATCTGAGTACCATTCCCATTCGAGTATGTTTCTGTCAAGTCTTATGTGGCTCATTTTCCTGCACCCACTTTCTTAGTGACTTTAAGGTCCAAAAGACACATTTTGCTCTTTTCTCTTCCTGTTTTAAACAGCCAACTGCATTATCATATTCATCTAATGTCGGATAGTAATAACCTTTTCCATCCTGGTCATTCAGTATAACTGCACCATTGCCTCTTGCTTTGCTTATTGCATCTCTTACTTCTCTATCATTTAATCCTGTTGCCATTACCAGATAACTTCTTGTTACTGCATTGGCTTTTCCATGACCTATAAACTTTTCAATTTCAATACTCACTGATATGACTCCTTTCCGTAGCGACTACGAGGGATAGGTAATTAAGGGGGAGTATGTAGCCGCTACTGTTTAAATTCAACCATTTCAATGCCATTGCGATATATTATTTATGTAAAGGTGTAAAACACCTGAACAACTATTTAATCTATCTGTTCTTTAATCTCATTTATATCAATAACCACCATAGGAAGTGATCCGTATCTCTTTGCTAATTTAAGTGATACTATCTGCTTATCATCTTTATAAGCTACACCATTAAGTGCATCACATACTACTTTTGCAATATTGTCTATATCTGGCTTTTTGGTAGGATACTCAAATGATTTAAGCATTCTATCTCTTCGTTTGTTTGATACCGACATTGGAATATCATATATAGCTGTTATTTCCATTTCTAACGGTTCGTTATCCATATATCTCTTATCTGCCATATGTGAAGCTAAATAACACTGTTTAATAAGATTTTCATACAACACTGTTTTCTCCGGTGTTATTGAACTCATTTTATTTATATTCGGATTATAAAATGTCCTTGCTCTTGCCTTACCCTGCGGTGGTCCCGGCACTTTGAACATCATTTTCACTTCCTTCCTCGTATGTTATTCCATATACTTTATACATTTTTTCAAATGCAGTATTTCCTCGCTGATGAGCTATCGTATGATGTGTTCTGCAAAGACATATTTTTCTGTGCTTACTGTCATCAACCTTTTTTCTGTCGCTACCCATTCCGATAGCATCCCAATGATGTATTTCACCATATTTACCACATACAGCACATTTCTTATTCTTAAGGCAGAAATATAAATATCTGCCTATATCGTCTGTTCTTGACGAAGCTAAGTCTGTCAGAGGTACACCATTTTCAACCGCATATTCAAGTATTGTATTTATGAACTCTCTTGCAGTATCAACCGTACAGGAAGATAATGAAAAGTACTCACAGCCTGTTTTGGCTATATGTAAATATTTAAGCCATTCTTTCTGTTCTTCCGGCAGATAACCACTCCATGCAGCTATATCTTTAATGGTTGCATATGCTTTTTTTCTCTGCTCTGAACTGATATGTCTTCCATCATCAAATCTCATTTCACATTTTTTGATATGCTTGTCAGTTATGATATAAGATATATCTTTTGGAATTGATATTATTAACTCTGTGCTTTCTTTATTCACTCTATACTTTTCTATCTTCGCTAATTCATACATTCTTATTCCTCAAATCCCTGTTTGGTTGGTGTAGCTTTTAAACTCTTCATTACAACAGGGAACTTGCCCTCTGTAATTTCATTTATTGCTTTCACATTGTATCGTTTGCATACTGCTTCTTCACTTACACCAGTTCTCGCCAACTCTTTTTCTATCATATTCACTTTTATCTCTGCTATTGGTGAGCGTTCCATTTCTAACTGTTTTTCTTCATATTCTTTCCTAAGTCTTTCCTCTTCCTCATTTTTCTTCATTGATTCTTCGGTGTCAAAACTGTCGCTTTCAGCAATTTCAAATACAATCATATATAAATACCTTCTTGCATATGTTGTAACTGCTCCAATATTTTGCATACTATTTGCACCTTTTACAGTAACTTCTGATATTGGAATCGCAAATACTTCTTTCTCGTCTGTATTTTCAATATTTATGGCAACCAGTTCAGCACGTTCTTTATCGATATTGAATTTAAAAAATACTTTGTGCTTTTGTGCTATATTGTTACACGCAGGTAAGAAATCGTCCAAATTATAATATTTAAAATTACTGTAACTATTCATACCTGACTTACTGATTTTCTCGTTCTGTAAATCAACACGCATTGCTGCTAATTTCTCATATAATGATATCTGTTCTTTTTCCATTAATATCTGACCTCAATTCCTAATTCTGTAATATAACTGACTACTTTTTCATACTCTGATGCAGATACTAATACATCTAATTGATGCCATTTCTTCTCTTCCTGTGATTCTTCCTGTGTAAATGGTTTAATGTCCTCTTCGACTTCATTAAATGGTCTGCTTTCATCTTCCGGTAACTGCTGCTCTTTATCAGCTACCTCAAATGCTTCATCTATTCTTCTCTGCTCATCAGCCTTTAATCTTTCCTCCTCTTCAATCCTTTTACGCATTGCCTCACGCTCTTTACGTTCTGCTTCTGCTTTCTCTTTCTCAAGTCTTTCTTTTTCTTCCCTTTCTCTCTTCTCTTTTTCTCTCTTTAATATTTCTGCCTTACGTACTTCGTAAGAATTAATATATGAAATTGCATTTGTTAATGACAGGTCACTCTTATACATTAATAAGGCTTCATCAACTGCTTCGCTGTTCATTCCCTTTATGGTGTCTATGGCAAGTATTGTACTGTCAACTGCTGCCTTTATTTCTTCAAGTATTTTCTTTTCTGTGAATGTCTGATTTTCCCATTTTGTGTTATATATCTTAGCAAGCTCTAAGTAATCTTTGGCAGCACCGACATTTTCATCAAATATCTGTCTTATTATTTTTCTCTTCTGCTCTTTACGTTTAACCTCAAATTCTGCAAGCTGCTTATCTATAAGTTCTATTGGCTCATCAATAATTGCTGTTATTTCTTTGCATCTTGCTTCAAAATCTTCATATGGTTTATTCCACTCTTTCTTTACGTTTTTCCTCTTTGTTTCAACTGCTGCCTTTATTTTTCTCAAAGTAGCAAGTTCTTCTTTTTCTTTCTGGATATTATCTTCTGTAACTTTTATATCCATATACAATTTCATTGTTTCTGCTATGCTTTCTTTTATTACATCAATGTTATCTTCTATTTTTCCGTTTTTGTATGATACTTCTAATTCTAACTTTTCCATTTGCTTATCCTTTCTAATCTCCGATTGTCTGTTTTGCATCACTTATACAATTTTCACAATAATAATTACCACCAATAACATATGCTTCCTCACCCTCATATAAAGGGTCCCCACATTCGTCACATACGGTAACTTCTTTTCTTGTTTCACACATTCCACAACCGTCGCACTCTTTAGTTCCATTTACGCACAGCATTCTTCTTTCATCTCCTTTTCCTTTATGGTTAATTGTCCGTCTTTATCAACATATGTATTATCTTTCCACATTTCCTTGCAGGCATTAATTGTTACATAACAATCACAATGTTCGCCTGCATCTAAATAGCAACCACATATTTCGCACTTATGCATTTTAATCCTCCATTCCAAGAACTGATTCTCTTTCATATATAATCTGCATTTCTTCCTCTGCCGTAACAGTTGGTGCAGATGAAGAATTAGGTATTCTCTTTATAGCAGGCATATTGTCTAAATAGTGATATATTATAATTAAGATTATTGCTAAAATTATTAATATTGTTTCTGGTCCTCTATTTTTCATTTGCTTTATTCCTTTCTTGTGGTATAATAAATATGTTGAATTATTAGATATTTGTTTTTTGGTTGGTGTTGCCGCACCAACCTTTTTTCTTGCCCTCCTTTCAGAACAAATATCAGCGGATATCGTGGGAGTCGAACCCACAGGGCATATGTAATGAGGGGAAATAAATGTATTAATTTAAGGGGGATATTGAGTATTGTAGTTTCGGTTTCGTTTGCCCTTGTCCCTCTTGACGATATCCTGATGCCACTATACAGTGGCTATTTTTTTCCTAACTGTTCACTAAGGCCAATTTTCATTGTTCTTTTTCTTTTCTTTTATTACTTCCGATAAAAAATGAGCTGCTGCTTCTTTTACTTTTTCCATTCTTGCTTCTCTTTCTTCTTCCGTAAGAATTGGTCTGTGTACTCTGACTATAGTATGGTCCGGATATTCGTATGTAGTTGTTGTATATTCATCCATAGCGCACCCTCCTTTTTTATGAAGATATGTTGTAGCCGATTGTCCTAATTACAATTAATGGCTACCTTGCTAGACAATACTTGAATTATTGCTTTTTCACTCCTATAATGTTATTACTGGTTGCTGCAACAACCTAGTACATATGAGAGGAGGAAAAATATGTTAAGACACCCTGTGTCATCAAGCAGAATCTTAAATGTTGGTTGGGAAAACAATATTATGGAAGTTCAATTTCATAATGGTGCTATATATCAGTACTACGGAGTAACTGAATCTGAATATATAGCATTTCTTGCTTCACCATCTTTAGGTTCTGAATTGTCACGTCTAGATAAAATACACTCTTATAAGCGTGTATAATAATTACGGGACGGCTAATCCTTTGGGTTAGTCGTTTCCAATATTGGTATCCCAAGCATTGTTGTTTTAATCTCAATTTTATTCCTGCTTATTATTACTTCTGTATAATCACATCCCTTTTTCTTCAACATTTCAATTATTGGTTTACACTGTTCTATAAGTTCCATTTCATTGTCTATTTTTTTCGTTTCTGACATATGTTCTCAGCTCCTTTCTTCTGGTGTTGTAACTGGTATGATTAATTCTTACCTATGAATATGAAATAGCTTCTTGCAAGCCTTTATCGTATACTTTTGTATTTAGTTGTCATCAGGCAGGCTTATATGCCTATCTGCATAATACAAAAGTATTGATAATAGGCTTATGCGTGTAACTGCTGCATAAATAGTAATTACAATTGCATAGGCTAATATAAATATCATCTTATCGCCTCCTGTTTAAATTAATTTTCCTACTTTAAGTGCGTTTTTTGATTTAAAAGAAATACAATCTCTTGGTAGATTGTATAATTTTATCAGCTCATCAGCTTGTGTTACTGATGGTTCTGTTCTATATTTTTCCCAGTTTACTAGAGTTTGTTTTGATATATGCATCTTATCTGCTACCTCTTGTTGTGTCAGGTTAGCATTTATTCTTGCAGATGCCAATGATATTTCAAATTTTGCCACTTTCTAACCTCCTTTTTTATTCCCCGTATAGCCGTTAGGTCAGCTTTACACTTATAGCAACATAATTATTAGCCCTGCAACAATCCATATAAGCATTATAATTAAGCCTATAAGTCCTATTAGTTCCTTGATAATTTTTTTCATATTGCTACTGAAATGAAACTATGATATAATTAATTATAGGTCGGGGGCTTTCGCCCCTTTCCTTTAGTGGATACTCTCGATTATCATTTTGATTACCGATAAGAGAGTTCCTATTTCTAATGCGAGTTGGATAAGTGCGGCAATCACTTTTTTCAACTCGTTTATTTTTTTCTCAAGTTTCATCTCTTGCTCCTTTCTCATTTGATGAATTAAGTATAACTTACTTTAATTAAGTTGTCAATACTTTTAGTAAGTTTTTTTTTACTTTTTTTCTTTACATCTCGCTTTAAGTATGTTAATATTAGTTAAAACCTAGAAAGAGGTGATTTATATGTCAGATGAAGAATATCGAAAGGTGTTTGTAAGAAAGTTAAATTATTATATGACTTTAAATGGTAAAAAACAAATCGATTTAATTAATGATTTAGGATTAAGTTCTGCTACAGTATCAAGTTGGTGTACAGGTGCTAAATTACCACGTATGGGTAAAATTCAAATGCTTGCTGATTACCTAGGTATTGAAAAATCTGATTTATTAGAAGAGAAACCACAACAAGAATTAAATTCTAAAGACCAAAAAGAGATTACTAAAATCTTATCAGATACAGAAGCACTTCTTAATCAAGAGGGCTTAATGTTTGATGGCGAACCAGCAAGTGAAGAAAGTATCAGCTCAATTATTTCTGCTATGAAAATAGGAATGGAAATGGCAAAGAAAAATAACAAGAAATATACACCAAATAAGTATAAAAAGGATTGATGCTATATGAAGTCTATTAAAGACTCTGTTGCTCTTACTGTAAAAAAATATAAGAGCAGAAATCCGTTTGAAATTATTAAAGGGATGAAAAATGTTATATTAGTAACTGCACCTTTATCTGGTGTAAGAGGCTTCTATCAATACTATAAAAGAAATTATATTATATATATTGACGAGAACCTTACTTATAACGAAAAAATGTTTGTTTGCTCTCACGAATTAGGGCATTTAATTTTGCATAATAAATGCAACCATATTTATATGGATACTAAAACAAATTTTAATACAAATAAATATGAAATTGAAGCTAATCGTTTTGCTGTAGAATTACTAATACCCGATAGCATATTAGTGGAATATAGTGATTACTCAATATCCCAACTATCAAGACTACTAGGATATGAAGAAAATCTAATAAAATTACGACTTAATCAATGTAATTATTAATATAGTATACTACTATTTTTTTTAATGAAGAGAGGGAATATTAAATGAAAAGGCGAAATAGAATACCATTACTTAAATTAGTTACTTTAATTATGCTAGTTGGTTCAGCAATAGTACTAGTTGTAATGTCGTTGTCTGTTATAATTATTATTTTTTTTATATGTATGTTATTCTATTTGTCATTCTTATTTATTCGTTCCTTTATAAGAAAGTATAAACTTAAAAAGCAAAATAGTCTTAACACAGTTGAAGTTATTGATAATGTTAACAATAAGTTATTGAATGATACAAATAACATTGCTAACAATGATTTATTAATAAATAAGGAAAATACTATGATTAAAACAATTTATATCTATGATTATTATGATGATTTATTTGAAGATGCTGCAAGATTTGTTATAGAAAAGAAGATTGCTTACACAAGTATGATTCAACGAATGCTCAAAATTGGACCTAATCGTGCCTCAAGGATTATGGAACAATTAGAAGAGGCTGGTATAATAAGTCCTACTGACGAAATTAAGCATAGTGAAGTTCTTATATCATTAGAACAATTTGAAAAGTTTATGTATAAGTTTTCTAAGCCTAGAAAAGAAATTATTGATACTGAATTATCTGAAGCAAAGTCTCAAGATAATACTTATACATCAAAATCTCAAATTACTTATGATGATATGACCGGGGAAGAATTCGAAAAATTCTGCGTTGTTATTCTCTCAAAGAATAATTTCATTAATGTTAAACAAACAAAATCTTCAGGAGACCAAGGAGTAGATATTCTAGCTGAAAAAGACGGAATAAAATATGCAATTCAATGTAAATGTTATAGTAAACCTGTTGGAAATCACGCTATTCAAGAAGTATATTCAGGTAAAAACTATTATAATTGTCACGTTGGTGTTGTCTTAACAAATCAGACTTTTACAGAATCAGCTATTACTTTGGCAAATAAAACAAACATTTTATTATGGGATAGAAAAGTATTGAACAAATTAATAACTTCTATTTCTTTATCTGGTAATTAAAAATGCCCCTGCTCCAATAGAGGACACCAACGATACTGATCTATATATAATATCAATTAGAATTTCATATACTAATAACAAACAATATGACATGAAAGGGGATTTCAAAAATGTTTTACAAAGATGTTCAAATATCAATTGATGAAGTAGTTATTTATCTGCGAAAATCACAATCTGATGAGCCTTCAATGTCTGTTGAAGAGGTTCTTAAAAAGCATGAAGACATTTTGCAGGAATTTTGTGAAAATGAATTCGGTCAGAAACTTCCTGATAATCAGATTTACAGAGAGGTTGCATCAGGTGAAACCATTGATGACAGACCGGTTATTCAAAATATTATGCAACAGATGGAAACAGGCTTTTTAAAAGGTGTAATTGTAATTGAGCCTCAGAGATTTTCAAGAGGTGATTTACAGGACTGTGGCAGAATGGTTAACGCATTGCGATATACCAATACACTTGCAATTACACCACAGAAAACCTATGACCTGAATGATGAATACGACCGAAAATTCTTTGAAATGGAATTAACCAAAGGTAGTGATTATCTTGAATATTATAAAAAAATTCAAAGAAGAGGCAGGGAAGCATCCGTTAAGAGAGGAAACTACATTGGTTCTGTTACTCCGTATGGCTATAATAAACTTACATATGAAGAGGGCAAACGAACATGTCATACTTTAGAAATAAATCCCATTGAAGCAGATGCAATTAGGATTATGGTTGATTTATATCTGAATAAGGGATATGGATTTACCAAGATTGCAAGATCCCTTGATGAATATGGTTTTAAACCAAGAAAAAGTGAATACTGGTCCCCTGCTGCCATTAAAGACATTATCGAAAATCCGGTTATAATTGGCAAGATAAGATGGAATCATAGGAAGACAGTCAAGAAACTTTCAGATGGAGAAATAGTCAAATCAAGACCAAATAACAAGAATGACTGCATTATAGTAGATGGTAAACATGAAGCAATTATAGACGAAGAAACATATAATAAAATCCTTGATAAAAAAGGAAAAAATCCCCGACTTCGAAAAAGTGAAGAATTAACTAATCCTTATGCCGGTTTATTGTATTGTGGAACGTGTGGAAGAGCAATGTCTCACAAAAAATATAAACAAGGCAAAAATCAGACTGGTACTATAAGTCAAAGTATGATATGCAATAATCAGGCTAATTGCCATACAAGATCTGTTATGTATTCAGCTTTTGAAGCTAAAGTTATTGAATCAATGACAAAAGCTATTAAAAATTTTGAAATAAAATTAAAAAATAATTCTGCTAATTCAAAGAAGATGCATATGAATATTATAGAAAACCTTGAGGCAGACCTAAAAGCATTAAAAGAAAAAGACGAAAAACAGAAAGATTATTTAGAAGATGGTATCTATACTAAAGCTGAATATCTTAAAAGAAATGCAAAACTTCAGGAACAAATTGCTAAAGTAAGGGAATCCCTGTTACAGGCAAGAAACTCTGTTCCTGCTGAAATTGATTATCAGGAAAAAATCATGCGTTTTCAAGATTGTCTGAATGCTCTGACAGATTCAAGCATATCTGCCACTCAAAAAAACATAATGCTAAAATCATGTATTAGAAAAATAATATATCGTAATAACTGTGAATCCAAGCCAGGAATAGGCAGATATGTTGATAATCTGTTTGAACTTGATATATATTATTATCTATAATTTCCAACATCAATGTACTGAAGAACTGGCGCATTAATGTTGGAAACGATTATTAATTAAATCAAGTGAGATTTTCTTAAAAATTATCTTTTTTCAAGCACAATCTGAACCGCTTCGATACGTCTTTTCTGACCTGTTGTACCTGCCACGTTGCCATTTGTAACCCAAGCTCCCCAACCTAGTCCCTGCATATGAACTCTATATTTGATGATATATTTACTTGCATTGCTACCGCAAAGCGATAATTTTATTGCTTCCATTCTGAGAGCTTTTCCCTTTGTTCCTATGTAATTACTACCATTAAATATAACTTGTCCCTGCCAGCCTATACCCTGTACGTGTGCCTGTCCTGCTACACCAATGCCTGGTGCATTGTCCAATCCAACTATACTTAATGCTTCAAGTCTTAATGCTCTACCCGTAGTTCCACAGACTTCACCATTTTTAACTATCGCAGTATCTCCTAGAGTTTGGCAATGACCTTTATATTTGATTACCACATTATCTGATGCAGATATAGCTTTCTTAAAGTTCTGCCAATGCTCTGAACCACCAGATCCTGTTCCCCAACCTAACCAGCCAGGACACTTCTTTGAACATACATCAAAGTGTCTTACTACATTTGAAGCAGATATGTTATACTTCTTCATCAACTGTTTTGTTAATTCTACAGTATTATTAAATGTCTTATCTGCAATTTTACCATTTTTAGAACACATTTCTATTGATATGGAATTATCATTAGTTACTGTTCCAAAAAGGTTATTGCTACCATAATTTCTTCCAACAGCCCAGGCAACATCCTTATCCTCAACAACCTGACACACATTTTCTTCATCAACAAAATAATGTGCTGATGCATTACGATTGGAATTCTTAAAGTAGTTCGCATTTGCCTTAGCCGTATCTGTATCATTACCTGTGTAATGGATCACTATATATTTAATATTTCTTGCTGATTTTACAGTTCTGTTCACAAGAGTTAAATTCTTTATATAATTATATGATGCCATATTATCTTCCTCCATTCATTATTTGCTGCAACAGAACCACATAAATAGATATATGACTCTGTTGCAATTTTTACTACTGTACTTCCGGAATGCCTGCTACACTGGTTAAGATTGATAATACACCTGCTAATACAGATGCACTTACAACTACCACCCAGTTAACGTCACTTATTACCGCTGATGTACCAATTGTAGCAATGGCTGTCTGTGCTACTGTCTTTACTGCTCTTACACCTGCTGCCTTAATCCATTTCTTTGTTGTTTCTCTCATAATCTTCACTCTTCCTTTCTTTCATCTAATCTGTGATGCAATGATTTAACTGAATTATTAAGTAATGCAATTGCTTTGTCGTGTTCCTGTACCTGCCTTTTAGTCTCTGATATATCATATTTAATATCTCTGACATCTGTTGCAATAGTATCAAGTTTGACGTTGATTATTGCCTGTTCTTTGACTTTTTCTTCTGTAGTCTCATTATCTTGCCTATTTGAATTTTTATAAGCAAAATAGGTCGTTATAATTAATGAAATAATACTGATTACAATAGCTATAGTCATTCCTCACTCACCTCACTTTCTGATAAATTATCTATGTTATCAGGAAGCAGTTTCTTAACAAGTTCTGTCAGTTCGTCAATGCTCTGCTGCTGTTGTTTTAATGTTTCTTTCATTGCAGATATTTCTTTATCTTGTAGCTGCACAAATCTTATGAGTGGAGATATAAATTCTTCATACCTTAATGCATAGTCGTATTCATTTTCAATGACCACTTGCTTTATTATTTCAACGTCTTTGCCCTCTTTATCTTTTATAATTTCTTTTACTTCATTAACTTTTGGAGATTTTATGAATGCAGCAAAATCTCTTGTATCTATCTCTAATTCTTCAAGCAACTTTTCAATATCCTGTGCTATCAAGCCTGTATGAGTTCTGTTTGATGTACCATCATCAAATTTATATGACTTTGGGATACAATTTCTAATAATTTTTGTAACTGTTTCATCATTCAACATCTTAATATCATGCTTTTTATTCTTATCTGAGGTAGATATAACCGAAGATGCCGCATATACTGTTGAAAATCTCTTTGATGATGTTCCTAAAGATTGTGTAGCATTACCTGCTGGACGTATAGCCGCTTTTTCACATATTAATCCTAATGTAGAATCGTCACTATGGCTTATTTGCAATACAGTACCATTTCCATACAATTGAGGATATTTCTGTTTTCTGAAATTAAGTGGATTATCTACCCATATAGGTCCTCCATATGCCTGCTTTAATGTACCTACATTTACCACTCCAAATTCAAGTTCCGGAACACTTGCACCGCCATAACCTAATGCTTGTATTTCAAAATTATCATTAGTGTTAAAACCCATTTTTACATACATTACTTGATTATACTTTGTTGTTGTGCTTGGTACTGTTCCATAATACATTTTAGCAAATCCCAATCCTATGTCATTTCCGACAGGTTTTCCATCGGCATAAAGAAAAGGTATTCCATTTCCAAGTTGTGTTTGTATAGAAATATGTTGATCTCCTGTATTTCTATCTCCTTGTTTATTAAATTTTATTAGTTTCTGAGTTGTTTGCGAACTGTTGTTCCATACATATCCATCAGAATCTGTTGTAGTTTTCGTATCAACACTTGAAATTTCAACACCATTTTGTTGTGTTACCTTTAGTGATGGAGTATATATATTTCCTGCTATTAAATCTAATAACATACCTGCTACATTTGTTTTATAATTATTAGACTTAATCTGACCTCCAACAACCATATTTCCACTAATCTTTACAACATTTCCATCTTTGGCATCTTCTCCGATAGCTACACTTACAACATTTCCATTACTATCAACTTTAAGCACTATACATTTACTCTGCATATCGATTTCTGCTTTTGATTCAACTGTTTCTCCGTATAATGCACTCTTGAATATACCTTTTATATATGGTTTAGTTGTCAGATTAACATATATTTTTGTATAATCTGCATATGTGACTACATTATGCATAGCTGCCTGTGAATCATCACTTAGTATCTCGTATGAAGTAGTGGCGCTCTGATATTCTACTTCAAGTGCTTTAGCTGCTAACTTCGATTTAAACGCTGCCTCATCTGTAGCGGTATCAAACACATATATATGACCATTTAGTTTTGATACATAGAAATGTTCAACGTCTGCTGATCCATCATATAAATATTTATATTTATTGCTATATTGGACCATATTTTCTTTAGGATATATTACAGTCTTAGGTGTTATTTCATAACAATTATATGTTCCAACATTTTTTAGTAATGAAATATTATCTTCATAATTGAATTTCAGCTTATTAACACATCTTTGAATATACCAGTCACCTTTTTTGACTGTCTTTCCACTAACTGTAATATCCTTTTCAGCTTTTATGATGCTTTCGCCTGCGCACAATTCACTTGCAAGTTCTATATGTGCCTTAGAGGTCTCACTTTTATCTTTGTTTTCAGATACAATATCAAATGTGGATGGCATATTCTGAATATCAACAGACTTATCAGACGTTGGTGTAGCTGACTGTGTAGTATATCCTTTTATATAATCAAGTACACAATAACTTTTCTGCGTGGCATTACTTATCAGCTCATAACCTTCTTTTTCATCAAGATTTCCCGAATTTGTTTCGCTAATCTTTTTGGTAACTGAAAGATTGATGTTATCTGATGCCGCTTCTATGGCTGACTTTGTCTCTTCTTTACTGCTATAGTCATTAAATTTACTATTGATGTCGTATGGTGATGGAGACCAGTCTGTCGCCTTATTACCTTTTTCTAATTTAAAGTTCCAGAATAAATGAGTGCTGCCATTCTTATTAACACCCAGACTCATATAATATCTTCCTGACTTAATACATTTGAATGTGCAAGGTGTGGGATATATCTTTATTGAATTATTGCTATCAGCGTTATCCACCAGCCAGGCTTTAATTGTATCGACAACCGTAACATTTGATGGGTACTGATAACCACTACCATCATCAGCTATATTTACAAATAATCTTATTGTATTTGATGTAACAACATTGTCACCTTTATCTTTTATGCTTACTGTAATATCCAAACCACCTGAAAATGTTACAGGCGTGTATGAATAGCTATCGTTGTCAGACCAATCCTGAAGTGTTACCACATCACCATTGCTAACTATTTTTCCTTCATACTTATATCTAAGTTCAGATGCACCACCTGAAGCTCTGCATTTTAAAGATACTGTGTCATTTGTCTTACAGACTATTCCACCAACCGAACTTACTACACAAGCACCTAATGATGTTGCGGTTATCTTTTTCTCATCAGCATTTATCTTTGTAACTTTTGCAAATATATAATTGTACTCCTTTGTTGTGCTGTTATATAGCCTTATACGAACTATATTGTTGCCGGTTATTCCTGACACGCTTGTAACTATCCATGCACCACTATAATCTGCTGCTGAATATTTGTCTATTCCAGCCTGATTGTAAGAATATCCCGAAATCAAGAGTGGAATATTATACGTTGTCATACAAGTACCTAAACTTACTGACGTTACTGATTTATTATCCGAGGCTACGCTTGTAACCCTAGTTAATATATAGTTGTTAGTTTTAGTAGTAGTGTTATATACAAGTATTCTTGCTATATCATTTACTTTCAGATTTCCAACAACTCTGCAAGTCCATTTACCTGCATAACCAACTGCCGAATATTTATCAATATTTGTCTGTGAATACTGATAATTAGTATATAAAGTAAACAGACGTACTTTGTTAACAATTTCTTCGTTTGTACACATCAGCTCCGCTGATATGGTTTCAGTTCCCCAGGCTGCATCTGACTGACAGTTTACTGTGTAAGTTTCATTTTCTTTAAGGTCTGCATATATTTCTTTGTGATTTTCATAGTATGTATTCTTTGTAGCGGTTATAGCCAGCTTAGTATTTTCCTGATAGATTATTGAACCAGCCAAAAGATTTGTAGCACCAATATCTATATTTGATACAACCTCTTCTAACTTTATATCCGTCTCTTTATTTACTTCTAGCTTTATACTGTCAGCAGACTGTGATATGGCTGTATTCATCTGTGCTGTCGTTGAATATGCTTTTAATTTTGCTAGTGTATCGTTCTTTGCATTAGTTTCAGCTGTATCTGCATAACCTTTTGCTTTAGTATCTACATTACTCCCAACTTCATCTGCATATGATTTAGCTTCTTTCAAATCACTTTTAGCACGTGCAATACTCTGATAATTTTTGCTTACTTCCTGCTTTATGCCTGATGCCGACTGCTCTATGGCAGATTTCATATCTGTTGTAGTTGAGTAGTTATCTGTCAGCTTTGTATCTAAATCAGATATGATCTGTTTAGTCTCTTCGATACTTCTTGTGAGTACGTTTGACTTGCCTTTTAGCTTAATAATCTCTTTTTGTACACCAAATGTCTCACAGGTTTTCTCTGTTCCTTTTGTCTCTATAGTATCTTTTAATATCTGCGTTCCTGTTAGGGTTCGTGTTAATATGAAACTACTAAATGAACCAGTTAACGTATCATATTTGATATAATCTCCAACCTGAATATATGGAAGTCCTATCTGTGTACTTGTAAATGGCACATAAGATATATTCTTAATAACATTGAAAATCTTATCTGATACTGGTTGTAATAATGCACTGCCTTTACCATATATAAGAAAGTTATCCTCAATAATGTATGCGTTATCACCGCTTCCGGAAATTACACCTATATCTCCATCTTCCATTCTGATGTTCAGCTTGTCATATACAAGCGTTGCATAATCTTCTTTCTTAAGACTACTATATAACTTTACTTCAATTTCTTCCTGTGCTGTATTAGCAGATAACTGCACAAATTCTATAATGCCTTTTCCATTCGCCCTAAAGAAGCCGCCATTTAATTCAGCTATACATTTTAATACTGTTATTCCCTGTAAATCATCTGCTGATATAGTCTTATCTATCATTAATGTGCCATTAATCAGACTACTCACATTATGTTTTACACCTACATATGTGCATAAACTTTTAAACATATTTATCATTGAAATAGGAAATGTAAGCTTTTCATACCAATCTGAAACATTTGCATTAAATTTGTAAATATTATCATATGCAGTTATGGTTCTGTATTTCTTGTTTTCTGTAATCTCACAACTGTCTATTACATATACTCCTAAGTCCAATGTTCCTGATGTTGAGTCTGAAGAAATACTCTGCTGCAATACTAATTCTTTGCCTTTTACATCTCCAATACTGCTTGCACATTGAAACTGTACCATTGCAGCATTACATTCACCAAAAGTAAGCGTGTCAGTAGAACATAACTTATGCTCTAATTTAAAAGAACCATAAACCAAATCTTTATTACTGAGGTTTACCGCTCCATCATTTATTGATATTTTATAATCTTTTGTCACTTCATTTGAATTGACCTTTTTGTATAACTTCTTGATTTCATCTGCAACACTAATCATATTTCCTCACTTCCTAGTATTCGATTATTTCGAACTTTATCTTTCCATAAATAATGTCATCATCCGTCACATTCTTAATTGGAAATTCCGGATCAGCTACATAGAACTTACCCTGCTTGTAATCATTAATCTCGTCATTCCAATATTCACATGTAGTATTATTTCGATTGATAAAAGACTGCACTTCAATTTTCTCGTCAAGATGCAATCCATCTATTGTCTCAAACGTTATACTCGTTCTCGTATGTGGCAGGATGTTTCTAACCAGTTCTCCATTTCCGTCTGTATAACTGTCTTCATCAGTTCTCTGGTCGGGTTTACTTCCCCACGATTCAAGTGATATATAATCGTTCGGAAATATAGTGGAACCCACTTTTAATAAATATCCTTTGAATTTATTAGACATAACCTATTCCTCCATATATTTAAGGTGTCAAAAGATATATGACTTCTGACACCTTAATCTTAATATACAAACTCTGACTTTCCTGTCTGTTTGATATGCTGTTTGTTACGCTTTACTACACTCTTATACACAATATCGCCGTCCATTTCTGCTGTAAGATATATGTTTCCATCACCTACAACTTTAGTCAGATTATTTATAGCATTAATAACGCCTGTGTTATCCATCTTAGCCGAAAGATATGTTGCTAACTTATCCATCCAGCCTGTATTATTCTCAAGTGGTACTACAGCTTCCCTACCTGCTTCACCAATAACTGATAACGTTGGTGAGTTGACCACACCACCTTTAGCAAGATATTCTATCCGACTAAAGCTTACATCATTTAGTGATACGCCATACTTTTTGCCACCTATCTTAGGAACCCAGTCAGGCACATCTATTGATATGTGATTTAAGCCACGAATAAGCACATTAATTGCACCTTCTGCACCTGCTATAAATGTATTAATTGTTCCAATAAGCAAATTAAGCGGTGCTTTTGCAAGTTCAACGAAACTATCCCATATTCCTTTAAATATGTTCTTAATTCCGTCCCAGGCTAAGGACCAGTCACCGGTAAATACACCTTTAATAAATTCTATAATTCCACGTAATGTAGTTATTATTCCGTTTATAAAGTCAATAATTCCTCCAACGACCACGCTTATCTTATCAAATATTGCATTAGCAACACCTGTTATAATAGGTGCTAATATGTCAACTACCCACGATACTATAGGTGCTATGAAGTTGTTATATATCATAAGTCCACAGTCAATAACTTCTGCCACAAACGATAATATATTTGCAAGGAATGGCTGCATATGGTCCTTCCATACTTTGTTAATGGTTTCAATGAATTTATCCCATACAGGTTTTATCCATTTTTCCCATGTTTCCTTAAATAACTTAGCAGTATTATTTATTGCCTCGTTTATTCCATCAAATATAGCTTGTCCATAGGTATTCCACGTATCAGCTAAAGTATTAACAGTATCCGTCCATATCGTTGATAAGGTCTGCAATGCTGGTGATACACCCTCTTGCCATAACATAATGAATATATCTGTCATATTTTGACAAAATATAGTCATTGTATTAAGTGCTTCAGTTTTAAATTGTGTAATCATTGGAAGCCCAACAGTTATGAAGTTGGAGAATACCGGAAATATAAAATCACTCCATACAGAGCCAAATACTGTATTAAATATCTGTGCACAACTGTCTAATTCAACTGCTATGTAATTACCCATAGTCTGAAGATAAGGTACATAGTCATTTGTAAACCAGTTCTTTATAGGTGACTTTAATGTCTTTAAGTCACTCCATACTCTTGTTATGTTGTTCTTTAATACATTGAAATTTCTTTTTCCATCTGTTGCTATCTTACTGAATGTACTTCCAAAAGTAGATTTAAAGATATTAGTAAATTTCTTAATCTTAGCCTGTAGCTTATCAAGTGATTTTCCGGTTTTATCAGCGAATGAATCTGTATCAACACTATTTTCAAGTGCCGAAGCATATGCTCCGCCTGAACTTCCTCCCATTGTTCCACCTGAACTGCTGTCAGAACTGCTTGATCTGTTATTTAATTTATCAAAACCGGCTAATGCACCTTTTGCTTTTTGCGCCGATTTTGCCGTATCTGCCATTGAACTTGACATGTCTGCTGTCTCATCTGCTGCGTCAGATAGCTCCGAAGGAAGTCCACCTGCCGAAGATGAGCCGGACTTTCCAAATATCTTTTCCGTAAAGGATTGAAATGTCTGTGCAGCCACTGCAAGTCTCGATATAAATTTGTTAATGATACGTATAACAGGAGTGAATACATTTATTAATCCCTGGCCTATGCTTGCTTTTACCGAATTAAATGATTCAGCAAGTATTCTTGTCTGGTTAGCCCAACTGTCTGATGTTCTCGCAAAATCTCCCTGTGCATCTTTTGTTACACTAAGAAGATAGTTATATCTGAGTGTAGCCTGCTCTGCCTGTGTCATTGAATTGTATGATTTATTAATCCCCTGACTTAATGCATATGCCTCAAGATTTGCTACCGACATATTTATACCAAGCTGTTTAAGTGGTTCTGTTTCTCCACTTATCCCCGACCTTATCTTTGCAAATGCCTCATCTGATGAAAGATTGTAAAAAGATGCCATATCAGCTGACAGACCTGTCAGATTTTTAGACATATCCAGTACAGCATCTGAACTTATTCCCATACTTTTAAGCATTGCTCCCATAGTTGAAGAATATCTCTTAGCACTTGTTTCTGATAAGCCGAATTGGGTTATTGCATTTTTTGCAAACTTATTTATCTCTTCTGAAGATTTTCCAAAAGTAACATCAACTACATTTTGAACCTCTGCTAAATCTGAACCTAATTCAATACAACTCTTGCCAAATGATATTATAGTCTTAACTGACATTGCAGCTGCAATAGTACCGCCTATCTTTTTAAACGCACCACTAATTGCACTTGTCTGCTTATTGACAGATGAAGCAGTATTCTTTACTGAACTGTTAACCTTTTTCAATTCGTCTCTAAGAGGCTTAGTTGATGCAGATATAATTACCTGTAACTTTTCTAACACAGTTCCATTCATCTATTTTTTCGCCTCCTTTCTCTTCTGGTTATGCCAAAATGCAAACTCTTCCATCTTAGCTTTATTGATTGCTAACTGCTTTTTTACTTCATCATCATTTTCCACGTCTTTTTCTTCCTTAAACAAATCAGGAAAATAGGTACTAAGTGGTGTAGGTTTTGCATCTACTCCAGGAAATGACAACACAATGAATTCCGATATCTGTTTTGCAAGAACCTGATTAAGTATGATATTAGTCTTTATTTTGTTCTCTTCGTCCTTTATCTTTACTTCCTGTATTCGATTATGGCTTTCAATTAAGTCAATAATTTCGTCTAAAGAACTTTCCCAAAATAAAGAAGAAGTATATCCACAATCCAAAAATCGTGGATATACTTCCCATAACATATCTGTAACAGTCTTTCTTTTCAGAATATCTTTATTTACATCATCTTCTCTGCTTCTGCCATTGCTTCTAACATCTCTGTTGCCATTTCCGGTGTAAAAAAACCACTTGCAATATAGATACCTATGAATACATTAGTGAAAAACTTAAGCTGACTTCCACCATCATCAATATATGCATCAAACAAATCAAGCACATTTTCATACTTAATGCCATGATGCCACTCTTTCATAGCTTCATGTGCTATTTCAAGCATTATCTTAAGCGGTGGGAGAGATGATTCACTTCCCATTAAGTTAATTAAATTCGTCTTATATTTGTTCTCTAACAATTCAATACTCTTGGTTTTAAGTTTCAGACGATATGTTCGACCTCTGACAGTCCAATATGCAAAGTGCATCTTTTTCATTTTTGTACGTTCTTCATAATCTTCTGTATCATCTGACTCTTCCTCTTCACTATATTCCTTAATAGCTTCTGACTCTAAATCTTCCACCAGTTTGTCATAATTCTCTTTATGCGTGTCTTTCCTTTTATTAATGAATTTTGCCATAAATATATACCTCCTATGGTTATGATGGGTCTGTTATTGTAATATCTGACTGTAATGCAAGTTTTAATGTGAAATCAATTCCACCATTAACACCACCGCCACCTAATTTGACATTACACATTGCCGAAAATTCAAAAGTTGTACCATCAGGATATACTTCCTGAAATTCCATAACTTCTTTATCAGCCTGTGCCTGTCTGAATACTCTGTATGGACTTGTGGCACTTGTATTCTCATAGATGAATTTATATTCTAAATCTCCATAATCACCGATACCATACTCATATTTTTTGTTTTTTGCACTAAGTGGTGTTCTGTCAACTTTTTCTTCTTCTGAACCCATTTCGGGTATTTCTGAAAGCCCTGATGCTTCAATATAAGAACCTGCACCTTTTGTTTTGTACTTTAATATAGTTCCATTCGCTAACATATCTCTTCCTCACTTTCTTTAATTAATATGCGTAACTCTGTCGTTATAAGGATTAATAACACCCTCATATCTCATTACTTTGTGCTTATATCCTGACTGGTCATCTAAATCTGTACACTGAATACGTTTCAAGCCAAGTGCTGACACTTTTGCATCAATTTGTATCGCAGTAAGTGATGTAGATGTATAATCCCATATATCTACTCTGTATCTGACATATGAACTCTGCTCTTTATTATCAGCCCACTGTAAGACCTTGTTATCTTCTTCACAATACTGTATTGCCGGAAGTGTCGCCCAGTTTTTAGGATACTGGTCTGTAACATTTTCTGTCACATCTTTAATTGCTTCATATATTTTATCTTTTACATTCTGCATATCATACCAACTTTCTTAATTCATCTGATATAACTTCCTTAACTCTTTTCGTGACTTTGTCCTCATTATTCTTTAATGCAGGATACATAAATGGCTGTGCTGGCTGACCATTTGTATATATCCACTCGCCATCATCATTCTTATAGCTCCAGCCTTGTTGTGTATATGAAGGTGTTATATCCGGAGATATACCCGAATGGCTTTCTTCGCCTTTAGGACCTGTACCAAACTCCACATAAGCCGCATATTCCTTATTTGTATATGTAATGCCATTCACTTCATCTCCTGCCGCTTCAACAGAAGTCTTTATGCTTTGTCTTAGTTCTCCGGTATCTACAGGGCACAGTAGAACTGCTTCTCTTCTTACTATCTGTGTGCCTTGTCCTACTGCTTTTTCAAGTATCTCCGTTTTCATCTCATTGCTTATAAAGTTTAATTTTTCAATTAATTCATCTGCACCTTCTAATCCACTCACTCTAACACCTTCTCTATTTCAAGAATTCTGATGTTCTTGCCATTTGCACTGATTACTTTGTAAGTATCATTGTCGTAATATATCCTGTCATTGATATTAATGCTTTCCTTGCCTTGATAAAGCATATTCTGTATGTTCACTATCCTTAGTCCATACATTTCAGCCTGTAACTTGCTTGATGCAGGCCATATCTCTGCTTTAATAGCAACCTGCTTTGAATACTTAGGAATCGTATTACCTTCATTGTCCTTATCCACACCCAGATAATTAGAAAGCATACAATCTTCAAGACTACTCTGTCTTAGTCGCTTCATAAGTCTTACCACCTACCTTAGCCAGTCTGTTTGAGTTAAGTATTGATTTAATATCTTCAGGTATTTCCACAAATGCCTGTGATATACCACCTTCACTTCGTGAAGCTTCGCCTTCCATTCCCATACGGTTATATGCAATTAATGCCCATCTTACCTTAGTAACTTCTAATCTGTTTGGTAATGAACTTCTGTTTGTATATCCAAGTATTTTGTCTTCTGCCATTTCAAGCAAAAGAGAGAGCAACTCTTCGTCACTCTCTCCGGATAATTTCTTTAACATTTCAAGGCTGTTCATTGAAACCACCTCTATTCTGTTTTATTGGTTGTTTTACCTCTCTTAGGCTTTGGAGAAGTTTCAACAGCTCCGTCCTTAGTATCTGTATTGTTCTCTACTGCTTCGTCTGAGATTTCCTGAATGTCTGAATCATCTTCTGCTTTATCATCTGTATTTTCAGGATTTGATGATTCGATTATCTCGTATCCTAAGCTCATAAGGTAATTCTTTGATTCCTCTGTATCCGCTATTCTTTCAACATTTGCTTTTTTCAATCTGTATGCCATATGTCTTAATCCTCCAATCCTATTCAGTTGGTTTTGCATCTTTAATTGATACATAAAGAGAATCTAACTTGTTATCAAGAATCCACATATCATGGTATCTTCTGTAATTCATCTTCCATGCATCTGCATCCTGATTCTGGTCAGGTGTAAATATCTTCATTTTATCCTGTTTTGTAACTGCAACCGGTGTAGTTCTAGGGCATACAAAGAAGTTTACATCAAGTGCCTTAGAACCCTTTGTATAGCCACCTGCTGCCTGATCTGTTTTACCATTATACAATGTAATTGCAGAGTACATTCTGTTTGATGGTGTAGGTATGATTGGTACTCCATCTACACTAGGTACCCGTGTCTCAATTCCACCTTTTGAGAATGTAACGTTAGTGATTTTGCCTGCTAATTCAAGTTCTAATTCAAGGATAAATGCAGATGTTGCCTGAACGACTAAAGGTCCGTTATAACCCATATCTCTTAAGGCTGATATACCTGTCTTAAGTTTTCTAAGAGCTGAAGTATTAGCTGCGCCAGGTATATAACCATATTCAACCATTCCTGCTTTCTTTGCTCCAATAGCTGCTGTTACAAGGCTTGAAATTCTGTAGGCATCAATTTCAGGTACAACTCTTTCTCTCTGGAACTCTCCCATTACTGTTGCTGCTGTTGTGACAAAGTTATTCTCATTGATATCCATTGCATCAAGCTGGAACTTACGTCCTCTGTCCTGTGTCATTTCTTTTGTCTGGTATGTTAATGTCACACCACCCTGTACATAACCTTCATCTCTGTCATAATCTGCAAGTCCCTGAACGGTCATCTTAGGTATCTTTACTTCTGAACCTCCATTGTAAATGACCTGTCCTGCATTTTCGTCCATCCAACCTGTTGTAGCATCCTGTACTGCAACCTGGTCTAATGTGTTCTGAAATATAGTTGCTGTTGCTAATGTGTTAATCGCCATATTCTTTTACCTCATCTTTCTTAATAATGTGCTTTCATTGCATTCGCAATCTGCTCTTCCAATGAAATATTTTTATTTCCTGCTTTCTTAAGTGTTGTACTGCCTTTGATTTTATCCTGAACTGCTGCTTCTACTGCTTCATTAAATGCTTTCTCTAATGCATCAATAGACTTGTTGCAGTTATCAGCAGATGTATAATCAAGCAATTCTGAAAGTCCTACAGGAAGTTTCTTCTCTGCAAGTGTAACCTTAGCTTCTGCCTTAAGCTCTTTTCTGTTAAGCTCTGCTTCTCTTTCACTAAGTTCCTTTTCTTTCTTCTGTGTCATATATTCTGCTTTCTGTTCTTTTGTCATCTTTGCAAGTTTTTCAGCTTCAGTAAGTTTGTCATCAAGTGAGTTCTGCCATTCCTGTTTATGCTTAGATACTGCTGTATTAATAGCCTTCTGTACTCTTCTGTCAAACTCTGCCTGATATGATGCATCTGCTAAGATGTCATCAAAGGTCTTTTTCTTGCCATCCTCTCCTCCGGTTCCGTTTTCGTCACCATTTCCACCATCATCATTGGCAGCCCCAGTTCCGTCTCCGTCCTTAGAAGAACCTGATGCCCCATCAGAACCACTATCTTCTGCAAAAAACTGTAAATTAAGTGGTAATAATGTTAATGTCTTTTTCTTCATGTTATCCTCTTCTTTCTGCGCCCAGTCCATTGCATAAGCCCCAGACCATTCACTTCGATTATGTTAACAGTTTAGTTTATCCTCATTTCGGAGCAATATAAAAAGCAATTAGTTAAGTGTCTTTCGATACTCTTCTAATTGCCTTAAATAGCATTTATTTTTTGTTACCCTCATAAGACTATCAACGAACCTTTTATCTCTTGATTCAGGTATTTCGTGATGTTCTGCAAGGTATTTGATTTTTAGTGCCACACGCTTATGTCTGATGTGTGTATGGCACGTTTCAAATGAATCAGGATTATATAATATCCATTCATCTTTTATATGGGAATGCTTTAGTTTTAATATAGCTATCATCTCCTTGATGATATATTGGATAAATTGTTAAGGTGTAAAAAAGCACAACCGTTTGACTGTGCCTTCAACATTTATTATAACAAATTGTTCTTTATGGCTGAACATATCATACTTAATGATTCAGTATATCCCATAACCATTTGCTTATCTTTTTCTGATGCATCTGATTCCAAAAAAAACTTCACCTTTTTCTGTAATTCTAAATACTCATTGTTGGTATTATGCTTTTTTGAAAGTTCATATACTAACTTTTCAGCAGTGGAAGAATTTTCAGTAATATCATATCTTTTCTTATACTCTGCGATACTTTTTAACAATTTTTTTACTTTATCCATTCTCTCCACCTTCCAATGCTTTCAAAAAGAACATAACATTATTGTAATCTTCAAAAGATGCATTTGCATTTCTTAGACTTTCATCAACTTTATCCACTAACCACTGGTATCTATCAGGAAGTGGAATATTAAATATTTCTTTTGCAAATTCCAAATCTGTACCATAACCAAATGAATCATTGATAGTTTTCAAAATCAAAACTTTATCTTCATACGCACCAATATTGCGAATATTTCTTTCGGCGCATATTTGTTGCTTTAGAAACTCAACAGTTGCTTCTTCTATAAATTCATGTTCAGAATAAACATTTGGTGAATAATGGCTTGCAGAACATGAATGAAGCATTTCATGCCAAAGTACACCGTCATCAGCAAAATCAACCACTGCAATATCACATGACCATTCTTTTATACCTATTGCATCACCATCAATCAAATCCTTATGCACATTTATATTGCCACTCCATTTTGAATGATTATTTGCATAATTTGTTATGTCTGATTTTATAGAATTGGTTATATTTTCAAATTCTTCCTTAGCTCTTATAGTATAACATGATTCATTTGATTTTTCCATAGGTGATGTTGTTGTAAATTGCGACTCAGCAGCAGCATATTTCTTATGCCATTCCTCATAAGTCATATTTGCAGGTACTAATTCACTCTTTCCTGTTACAGGATTCTTAGAACGTCTCTTCATCTGTGACAGTTCTTCATCTGATATATCACATATGGTTGTTGACCTACACCAGGGATGCATTGGTGGAGCATTAACTCCCGGTTGCTGGTCTTTAACCTTAAACCTCTTGCCATCAAGCGAAGCACATATGGCTGATGTCCTCAGGTCTAATGTTGCCACAAACACATATGTATCAATGCCACTTTCCTTATATGCTTTCATATCCATTTCATTTGCTATATGACAACTCTCTGTTCTTACAAGACGTCTTGCATTATTAGCTCCACTCGCAAATTGAAACATAAGGTTCTTAGATATATCTGCTTCTCTTTCTCCTGTAAGCAATCCAATTATTAATTCTGTCTTAAGACTATCAGCAAGCTTCTGTGTGTTGTTCCATATTCTGCTTGAATAATTTGCACCACTCCATTTGGATTTAAGCATATTGTCTATGGTCTTACTATCAAGTTTATCAAAACTATAACCAATACCTGCTTGTCTCTGTATCTCATACATGGACCTGTTATATGATTCGCCCATTAATTCTTTATAATGGTCTGTACTTAATGCTTTTTCCTGGTTATATACTGTGTTCATCAGATTATCTATCTGCTGTTGCTTATCTTCTAACCTGTTAAGTCTGTAAGCATATGCAGGAGATTCAAGTTCTGCTAACAGTTCTCTCTTGTCACTCCCTGTTGCACCTTTTCTAAGTTCAGCCTTGATTTCTTCAAGTGATGTCTTGTCTTTAATGGAAGTCAGAAGTTTTCTTGCATCATCTTCAGATAATTTGTGCTTAGTAACAAAACGTTCAAATATCTTATCCATTTCATTACTAAGCACTAATGAAGCCTTATGATATACTTTACTTATTTCCTTAGATGTTTCTTCGGCAGACTGCATATAATGATACATATTCATTGCTTTTCTTCTCTGCCAGTAATCAATATTACTCATCTACATCATCCTGTTCTTCATCTCTGGCATTACCCTCTTCATCAGGCGGTGTATTATCACTTGCCTTAGGATTATTAAATAATTCCTGCTGCATCTTTATTGATTCTGCATTATCTTCTCTGACATTCTTTAGTTCTTCGTCTGGGTCCTCTACAAACGGAAGCAGGCCTAATAATGTCTTCTGACTTACTGTGCCTTTGAGGTTAGTTACTGTCTGTGCTATCTCTACAAGATTCTTTGGTAATCCTCTTGTAAATACCGGAACAATACTGTCTGCATCAACAAGTATCTGTTTAAGGCTTAAGTAATTACAGAATAGCTTTATCCTTTTTCTAAGTGCTTTAGTATAATACCTCTGCTTGACTTTGGTTATCATTTCAAGACCTAACAGTTTGTATTCCATTGCCACACCTGAACTATTACCTACAAAGTTTTCGTCTGTAAGATTAGGAACGTGGCTGAATGTATATATATCTTCTTTAATGGCTTTTCTTAGCACTTCAACACCAGTTTCGTCTAGTGTACGTGTTAAGTATTCAGCTTTTGCATCAGCCGGAAGTTCTAATAATTTCAATTCTCTTAATGCCTTAGCTGCTTTACCGTCATCATCATCTGATAAATAAGTTCCATACAGTACCAATATCGCATCTATAAACTGTTCCTTGTCATTTACTCTGTCTGCCATCAGATTATTATATGCATCAATAAGTCCTATCTGCTGCTCAAAATCTCCAATATTTTC